AAAATCATCAAATGTCATTTGATTTTTACTACTAGAACGAACGTAAATATCAGAACTAATTGTTAGTTTAGAGATTATTTTATCACCAGCATTTGCTTTATAGTTGCTACTAGAGTTACCATAAATGTCTGTATATGACTTAGATACTAATTTTATTGGCATCTTCTAATAGTTTATTCATTTTGTTAATATCCTTATTCTCCATTGCTACTTGCAATTCGGAACACATTTGCTTTGCTCTTTCAATAACCGACTTATATTCATCACCCATTTCCTTGTTGAGTGCCATTAATTCGAACTTATCCTTAGCTTCTTTTGTTATAACTTCTAATTCTTTAGAAAGTTGCAATAGAGTATCTGTATTCATAGAACAAATTTAATATATTTTTGTTAACTTAAATTGATTTGTAAACACATTATAAGGTTCTTTGTAATCAATTATAGCATAATTTCTTTCATCAAAATAATCTAGTTTGGTAATTTCACATAATTTACCATCAATAAGCACAAAGTTTTTATTTAAAATACCTAAAAATTCAGCACTAGTTATTTTTATCTTAACACCTTTTTTTACTATATACTGATATATTTCTGGATTATTTATGTAGTGATATTTATCCCAAAGATATGTAGGTTTAAGAAGGTCTTGATTTTCTCTAGCACCAAATGCTTTATCCCACATAAATATTTTAGTAGTGGAAAAGAATGGGTCTGTAATCTGTATTGCACCATATTTGTTTTTCTTAGCAACAAGCCCAGTTTTACCAGCCGACAAGTTATCTATAGCTTTATATAACCCTAAGAATTGCTTTTCTAGCCACGTTAGCTTACTTTTTCTCTTAGCAAGTGCAAATGGTATCGTTTTTTCTTGAAGTCCTTTTATAAGGTTTAATTTAGGGTCTGTAGGTTTAGTTGTGTCTAATGAATATTCTGCTAAGTTATTTTCAAAAGCATCAAGTGTATTATAATCTGAATAGTCAGTTAAATAATGTATGTAGTATCTTTTAAATAGTTTGCTAAAGTCATACTCGAAAGCATTAACCCTATCTGCTTGAACAACAAGTGAAGAAGATAATTGTTGATTAGCATTAACTTTCCAATAATCCCATCGTTCTAATTGAACAACACCATTTTGAACTTTAGTCTTAGCATTGAACATATTTTCCATTGCATAGATTAAACTACCTAAAGTTCCAACCGTATCACTTGCTTGTGGGAACGCTTTGTTTAATCCAGTACCAAAATCACCAGAGAATACATCGTACCACTTTACATTTGTTCTATTTTGTGGAATTGGAAGTATTACCATGTCTTTATAATCACCTTCTAAGATTGAAGATTGGAATTTAAATCCTAAGTGGTTACAACCTTTTTTAAGTAAATCTATTGCTGTACTTGCTTTTAAAATGTTTAATGGTGGATTTAATAATCTATATATTTCAAGTCCTAATACAACTGCTTGGAATAGTAATATTGCAGTAAAAATAAGTGCAACAACTAATTTAAGTATATTTATTACAATACTTTTCCAATCTGGAACAAGCACTGGCCCTACTGCTGATACTCCATATAAAGGTTGTGTAGCCCACGCAACACTTATTGCTCTTTCTTTTACCTCTCTACTTTGTTGTGCAATAGACATAGATATAGTAAATAAACCTAATGAAGCCATTAAAGCGCGCGCATTTGCATCTTGTGGTAATATCTGATACTTTATATCAATACCAGTAATTGGATTTGATAAGTTAACTAAATCCCATATTAAAGTTTCTGCTTTATCAAAAAATTGGTCGTGTCCTAAGTAGTTTTTAAGCGTAACGTGTACTTTGTTATCGTATATCTTTAATTCACTAGTTAAGTCTATAAAATATTCAATAGATTGCTGTGGTGCAAACTCAACTTCGTATGGTATTCCTTCTAATAATTTACCTTGACTAATATGGTCTTTTACAATCTTATTACCTTCCCTTGAAAGTACAACTGTATCAGTAGTCATCTTTTGTTGGTCTACACGTGCATCAAAATCAATAGAAACACCAATATCGAATCTATTATCTGGAGATATTTCTTGTCCTTTTATTTTATGCTTCATAATATTTTATTTAAGAGAATCTTGAAATGTTACGAACTTTTGTATTGCCAGACTTCTTAGTTTCTACAATGTGCATTACACCATTTAATATTTCAGCTACTTCTACTTGATTTTCAGGTTTGTTTTTAATTACATTTTTTAAGTCTTGTAATTCAGAAATAATCATATCCGTTCCCCAGGAACCAACATTTAATTGCATTGCACCTTCACCTTTACGCATAATATCACCTCTACGGAAGTCTTCTGCTAATTTAGCAATTTCCATTGTAGTCATGTTACCAGTCATTGCAGAAAGTTGTGGGTTAAGCACTTTTTCTGAACCATCTACACGAACTAAATAACCATCCTGACCTTGTAATTGTGGTTTGCCTAAAGCACTAGCAATATTAGTTTCAGTACCATCAATAAATGTAGGTATGCTTGCTATTACTTGATTTAATAAGGTAATATCAGTTAATGTTTTTGTAAATGGATTCTCACCAAGTTTGGCGTTTTGAATATTGTTTGAATACGCTTGAAATACAGTCATTGCTATTTGTAGTCTTTGTATTGACCTTTGCTCATTCATTCGTTCTTTCTGTGCATCTATTTCTTGTTTGTCTATTACAGCAAGTGATTCTTGTGCTTGAATATTCCCTGCTACTGCTTTTTCACGTAAGAAGTCAGCTTGTGTAGACATACGTTCCATTCGTTTATCAAGAATATCAATTCTACGTTCAGCCATATTAATATAATGCTCTAAAGACTTTTGAATTATGTTGTTTACAGATTCTGCTGTATTCTTAATTACTTCCAATCTTTTTTGAGCACGTATTAATTCTAACTTATTTAACTCCTCATCTGTTTTATATGCTGAATCACGTTTAATATTAGCCATATTTTTCTCGTGATTTTTCTGTAAACCTTCAATTTCTAAATTAGTATCTTCTTGACGTTTTATATTGTTTTCATATGCTTGTTCTTTTTCAATAAAAGATTTTTTAATTATTTCATTTTCTTTTTCAATAACTTGTTTTCCAGTTTTATCTAACCATTTACCTTCTGCATCTCTTTGTTTTTTAGCTGACTTACTTAAATTTGTTAATTTTAAATTTTCTTGATGGTCTGCAAGCCTTCTGTAATAATCGCTATTTAATTCACGTAATCTTTCGTAATAACCTTGTTCTTGTTTTTCTATTGCTTCTAATTCATCATTAAATGTTTTAGTGTCACGAATCTTTTTATCTTCTTTTTCAGCATTAAATCTTTTTTCTTCAAATTCTTTTTTAGCCTTATACTCTATTTCAATTGCTTTTTTTACTTTATTTGCACTATATTTTCCAGTAAGATTAACAGATTTTTCTTCTCTATCTAATATAATTCTAGTTTTATCGATAGCTTCTTGCATTTTATCATCTGCCTTTATTTTTTCAATATCTTTTAATATTTCAGGTTGCCTACTTAAATACTCATTTGTTTTATTATATTCTACATTTAAATCACGAAGTTCTTTTGTGTTTTGTAAAATATCTTTAGATGGGGCATCTGAATTCCAATTCTTCTTTTTTCCTTCCCTTGTTGGAATAGTCAATACTTTTTTATAATCTTTTTCAGCTGAATCTGATAATTTTTTTATACTATTATAAACATCAAGTGTAGCTTGATAAGTAGAAGTTAATTCATTTGAACCTTTAGAACCAGCATACTCTAATAAATTTATTCCTACTTGCGCTAATTTACTTTTTTTATTGAACGCATCTAACTCTGCGCCTGCAATATCCATAGTCAATTTAGCTTCCGCTAATTGTCTTTGAGTTGTTTCGTAAGCAATTCTAGCTTTATCTTTTTTTAATTTTTCATCTAATGTTTCATTTATGTTTAAATATGCTTTATTTAATTCATCAGTAAATAATTTTTCATCTTTAAGATTTTTTATAGTAACTCCATATTTACTATTTAATTCATCTATTATCTCTGACCTTCTTTGACTTTCATAATTTGTATTTTTTAATGATTTAAACAAAGCGTCAACTTCTATTTTTTCTTGTTTAAAAGTCAAGTCTACACTTGTTTTATTTTGTTTTAATTCATCTTTATACGTATTTATTTTATCTCTTATTGAACTTAACTTAGAAGCTGTCATAGCAAATTCAGCAACAAATAATGCTAATATTCCTACTATATTTGATTTTAAAGCATTTCCAAGTCCTAACGCTGAATTTTTAATACTATCTAAAACACCTGCAAATCCTTTTCCGTTTTTAATTCCCTTAACAAAACTAGAACTCATTAAGTCGTTATACAATAAACTGACTTTAATTACAGCATTATAGCTTATCCATATTTGCAATAAAGTTCCTAAAAAAGAAATAATAGGCTTTATGTTTCTACTAATTAATAATAATACTCTTGCTAAATTCTCATTAAAACTTGTTCCCTTTTGAACATTGTCGAAATACGATATTACCTCTGTTTTTAATACGTTAAAAGCACCGCCTATAGTTCTTAGCCTTGCATTTGCCTTTGACCCAAATGCTATTTCTAATTCAGTGGCAAAGGCAGGCATAACTTCATCTGCTAAAACTTTACCTTCCTTCATTAATTTACCTAATTCAGCTTCGGTAACTCCCATTGAGTCTGCCATGATACCAAAAGCGCCTGGCAATCTCTCACCTAATTGCTGTCTTAATTCCTCTGCTGAAACTGTACCTTTAGAGAACATTTGAGATATTGCAAGTAACGAACCTTTGATATTATCATTTGATAAAGCTAGTGCTGAACCTGCTTTAATTACACTTTCGTAAATTCTTTTACGTTCAAAAAGTGATAAATTAGAGGATTGAGTAGAAGCTATAAATCCTTTATAAGTGTCCATTAATACAAGAATATCTTGACCGTAAGATTTAGATATTCGTTGTAAAAATTCTAAGTTTTCACCATATTCTACTGCGCTTCCAGATACATTTTTTAAAGCTAAATTTAAACTATCTAAATTTACTTGTGTATCAAATAACCACTTTATACCATCAAATACTCCAAACGCAAAGCCTAATTGCATCAAAGCATTCTTCAATCCACCAATAGCCTTTTGATAATTACCTACATTACGGAAGTTATCACCTACTGTACCATCAAGTTTTTTAAGTGCTTTATCACCTTCAATTGCTGATTTAGTAGTTTCTTTATATTGTTTACTTAACTTATAATATTCAGCTGAATTTTTCTTTCCTTGTTTTTCAAGTTCAAGCATTTCAGCACCTAAACGCTTAGATTCATTCTTTAAATCACGAGTATTTTGTGCTAATTGCTTGTAAGCATCAGATAAATCTTTTTGATTTTTTACAGCACGTTCATTTGATTTATTTATTTGTTCTTGCGTTTTTAATACATCACGTTTAGTTTTTTCTTCTTCACGTAATGCTTGTTCGGAAGTCTTTTTAGCTTCACGAATTGCGATTTCATTTGCTTTATTTACTTGCGTTTGAGCATCTACTGCCTTAGTTAATTCTTTAACCTTGACAATTAATGCTTCTATTTCTTTTACGTTGTCAGTTTTAATTCCGCTTAATTCTTTTTTAAAAGACGTTCCTACCTCTACCAGTTCTTTGTTTAATTCAGCAATCTTAGTTTTTGCTAATTCTGCACTATCTACAACTATCTTAAATATATCGCCTTCAAATATATCGGAACTCTTAATTTTTTCACTCATATCAACTAATATTACTTTGTTTTTCGTATTCTTCTAGTATCGAATAAAACTCTGATACAGAGATAATTTTCCAATCTAATCTATAACCTAACCATTTCCCTAAGTATATCAATGTCTTATCAATACTTAATCCTTCTTCCGAAGTCTTTTGTAAAGATACAATTTTCGCATCTTGTATTTCTATTTCTGTTAATTTGAAATCATCTTTTGTAATCAAAAATTCACATTGCAACAACGCTTTCTTCTTTAGAATATCCAAATACTTCTTATATTCTTTATTTACTCCACGTTTCTGTAAAAATTCATCATATAACTTAGTGAATGCTTCTTGGTTACTAGAATCTTCTTTAGTTTCTAAATTAACATACTTTACATCACCTTCAAGGCATTTCTGCCAATTAAACAATGGTATTTCTTCAATTGATTGATAATATTTCTCTAACATTCTTTATATATTTTTCTTTCATTTCTTGCTTAAACAACACAAGTGTTTCCTCTGTCATTCCAAGTATTCGGTCGTCATACCACTTAGACTTCTCAAATTTGCTTACATCACCTTCAATTTCTATTGAATCTAAAAATACAGAAACAAACATTGAACGATAAAACTCTCCAGAGTCATATAGTGTAAATGGTGTTCCTTTTACTTTGTCTGGATTAATTTGTTCTGTACGTTTTGAGTATCTACCAATGATATTTCCATCTATATCAAGTCCTTTTTCAAATTGGTATTCTTGAACCCACTTTACTATTTTATTTCTAAACTCAACATCGAAACATTTTACCCATAAACTTTGATTGTAACCACGCAAAGACTTTGCTTTATTTAGTACTTTGTTTATGTCAGTTTTAGCAAAAAGGTCTTTCATAATTCAAAGGTAAAAAAAAAGAGGTACAAATTAATGTACCCCTTCCTTAAATGTTTATTTAAAAATTATATTGTAGTAGTTAATTCTCCAATATAACCTGGTTTTGAAGTAGAAACAACGACTTCAGTTCCAGTTGATTGAGAAGCAAATGTTAAAGTATATGAACCATAAGAAATAGCTACGTTTGAAACTGTAATACTAACTTGAGTAGCTTTGTTTTTCATCGTAAAATCACTTAATCCTAATACTTTAATTGGAGTTTTAGCCGTACCATAATTAAGTTCTGATGTTAAAGTCATAGTAGTTGAAGTTGAAGCTGTTTTAGTTAATACTATATCCAATAATCCTTCAAGGTTATTGAAATCAAATGAATCAACTGTATCAGATGGAGTTAACAACCACATTGTAGACTCATCAAACAATCTGTAGAAGTCAAATCCTACCATGATTTTTTGAGTAGTTGAATCAGTAGCAAACATTAATTTTGCTTCAAAAGATTCGTTATCTACTGGAATTGGGTATAATTTAGTTCCAATTTTAGAAACAACTAAATTTCCATTAACATCAACAATATAAACACCAAAATCAACACAACGATTATTTTGAATTGAACCTAATAATTGCGGTGTTTCATTCCATAATTGTCCAGCAAAAGAACGCTTACCTTGTTTGATGAATACTTTACGACCAGATGGAGCTTCTTCAAAAGTAGAATCAGCCTTAGCTAATTCAACATTTTCAAATTGTGGAAGTGGAAACCATCTTTTAGAAGCATCAGCTTGATTAGTTAAGTTGGTAAACGTACTTTCACTAAAAGTAGCCGTTAAATCTAAAGCATTTTTAGCACCAGTTGAATCTAACAATGGAACTAAGATAATTTTCGAGGTAACGGATTGAATCGTTACACAATTTGGTCTACCAGTATTTGATAAACCAGATTCACATTTACAGCCTAATGACATATTTTAAAGTTTTAAAGATTAAAGAAAAGAAGGGGAGTTACCCTCCCCATTCAAATTATGGTTTTAATAATGCAGTTTTTGCAGTAGAGAAAGTTCCTTTAACAAAAGCATTGTAGTGATTAGATTTCACATAATGAACCGCACGTGCTTCACACAAGATTGTCATTAAGTTTTTAGTGAAATCATCATTTACATAACCAACTTGGATATTCAAGTCTTCACGAATACGTAAGTTAGATTTAGTAAAGTCACCAACTAAGAAAGTTCCTGCAGTCATACCAACATTTTCGATAACTGGAATACCTTTAACTCTAGTTACTCCGTTAGCATCAACATATTGCATAGCATAAGTGTACTCACCAGTAGTTGTTTTGTTCAATTGCATTTTTACTGCATCCTCTGGGTGAAGAACAATATAGTTAGCATTAAATAATCCAGTTTGGATTTGTGCGATTGCAACAGCTAAAACATCAAACTCGTTAGGAGATACATAAGCTAAAGCAAAGTTACCAGCCGCCCAAGCAACAGCATTTTGTAAGATACCAACTAAGTTATCTCCAGCACCATCACCAGAAAGAATTTGAGAATCTAATTTCAATTCAACGATTTCCATCAATTCATTGTCGATTTCATTACGCATGAAAGGTAAATCAGCAATCATTTCTTTAGAAACTTTAATCCATGCTGTAACTTTCTTAACTGCTACAGAAGTTTCAACTACATTGAAGTCAGCTTGTGATTTTAAAGCACCCTCTGCTGTCATATCAGCACCACCTTCTTGTCCGCTAGACTGAATGTAAGTGATATACTTAGAAGTTGTACCAGAAGCATTAACTAATTGACGTAAGAAAGGCATTCTACGTGCAATACGAGTAACACCTGCTTCTAATTGCGATAAAGCAACTGTACCACCAGAGTAGTTGTTCGTAATAGACATTGTACCTACTGCTTTCACATCAAGGTTCATTAAACCACCTTTTTCAGCGATGTCCTTGATTTTGTCGATAGAATCAGAATAAGCATCAGCGATAGCTTGTCCGATAGATTTCAAAGTAACATTTTTAGAAGTTTTTTCTTCTTTCATACCTTCTACTAAACCTTCCAATTTTGCAATTGCAGATTTAACTTCTGTGTTGTCAGATTTACCTTCTAAGTCTGTTAATTGATTTTTCAACGCTTCTAAGTCAGCTTTAGAAACGGAATTTGCTGTTTTTTCAGCGACAATTGAGTTTACTTTCTCAATTACTTGTTCTGGAGTCATTTCCATTTTTGTTTGTTTTTAGGTTTAAAGTTTACAATAATTCATTCTACGCTACGTTGGGTTTTCGTTTTGTAGAGTGATTATCTCGGCTCTAACGCTTCAAACTAACATTTACAAGCATCTTTATATTTTGATACAGAATAGGTAATAATAATACCGCTTAAATTAGCGTCAAGTATGTTTTTATACATACCATTTTCTGTTTCAGTACCAAATCTACTAAAAACTTTTCTATTAAAACTAATTAATCGTCTATAAAGTGCAAAATTATTAATTACTTTTTCAAATTCTTCCTCTAAAGCAATCATTGGTTCAGATACTTGAAGTCTATGGTCTTTAGTGTAATAGTTTTTCACATCAGTTTCATCAAGGAATAATACAGTCATTTCCATATCTCTTTCAATCGATGAATCTATACCATAAAGTGTTTCACTATGATTTTCAAGTAACCATACTAAAGGAGTCTTATTTAGTAAGTTATTATCTTTTTTAGCAAACTCTATGTTGGTAGCTAACTTAGTTCCAGTAATTACAAATGGTAACGGACAACGCACCGATTTCACGAGTGTAGCACTTTCTATTTCAAAGTACGTGTCCTTCACTACATTAGTTACAACAGATGAAGCATCTGCATCACCAGCGGTTTTACCAAAAATAATTTTACCTACACGAATCCAT